AGTCCATCGATTCCCATTGCTGCCTGGTAGTACACATTTGTGTCTCCGACATTCCTGAGAGGCTCGATCATCATATCCATGCCGACTGCGATGTTGTATCTCGCTCTGTCGAAACCGACTGCCATGATGGAGGATGCAGTTGTGGCAGTTGGGGCCTTGCCTGTCAGGAGGACAGGGATGCCCTCGACTGACTTGTTGCGAATCAGCTCCTCAAGGTAGAAGTCATAGCCAGTGACTGCGACTGTTGATGCAGCTGAATACAGGGTCGGTGAGATGACGATGAGTGGGTCTGCCATATCGAGGTCTGTCATCTTGAGTGCAAGGTTCACCAGATCCTTGATTGTCGGTGCTCCAGCAGCTGCACAGGTGACGGCAGTTCCAGAGATTCCGAAGAGACCACCGAACTGATGGTTTCCACTTCCAGTTCCGTTGACCATCTGGTTGAGGATGGCCTGTGCGAAAGCATCACCGAAGATGGATGGAAGCTGGGCCTCGATCTCTGAGGCTGAGTAGTTCAGTGTCTCAAGGGAGATCGGAAGGATTGAGACATAGGTCTCTGGCTTGAGGGTTGCATTTGTCAGGACGGCAGTTGCATCGGATGCGATTGATGTGGCACCTTCAGCCTGTCTTGTAGGAACTGCTGGTCTTGGATTCAGTACAGGGATTACTGTGCTTGAATTAGGGCCATAGTGCCATCTGACACCATTGATGAGGTCAACCTTGTTCTGGAGTGCCTTGACCAGTGTCGGAATGAATGAGACTCTGCCAGTTCCACCAAGGGTGATGGCTCTCTTCTCCTTCATTGCAGAGATGATCTCACGGACTTCGGCGTTGTATGCATCTCTCTCAAGGCCAGGTGCATCCTTTCCCCTTGAGGCCTGGGCCTGTTCGAAGGAACGAATCTGCTCGGAGAGCTTCTCCTCCCTCTGTGCGAGGTCATCCTTCATCTCATTAAGTTTCTTCATTGCTTCTTCAAACTTTTCGTTTTCCATAATAGTCTCCTATAAAAGTTATTTCTTCTTGAGCGAGTCGATGAAGGCTTGCAGTTGTTCGTCTTGTCTCTTCTCCTCTTCGGCTGAAGTGCCTGGGACGGCTCCAGTGGAGGGGGTTTGTTCAGGCTGCAATTCACGCAACTTCTCATTTATCAGTTTCCTCTCCTCTTCGGAGAGTTCATCTGCCTTTACGTTGTTGAGGGCCACAAGCAATGACCTTGCATTGGAGGTGGTTGCCTCATATGCCGGGAAGGACACACAGAAGGAGACCTCAAGGAGTCTGACCTCAAGGAGGTAGCACACATCCCTCTCCTCTCCGTCTATCTCCTGAACCTCCCATTTCTCTTTGATGGGTATGAACCCGAAGCTCATGCCTCTGTTGTAATCGTTCCGGATGAGGTTGTATGCATCCACTGCATAGCTTGTATCGGGAAGGTCGCACTCGATGTGCAGTCCGACTTCATCTGATCTGAGTCTCAGACTGCCGTTCTTGACCCTTCCAAGGAGCTTGGATGACTCATGGTCGAAGAGTGCCCTTACATCTGCACCATCTGCCAACGTCTTGTTGAATGCACTGGGCGTGATGTACTCGAAGAACCCCATGTCCTCGGAGCGTGAGTTGTACGGGATCAGGCCCTCGATGGTCTTCGACCCGTTCTCGTTCTCACGAAGAGTCACCTCTGCAAGTTTCAGCTCTCTTATCTGTATGTCTTTCTTGTTCATTTTCTTCCTCACAATAATAAGTGTTTAACTCTTGTCATCCCCTTGGGGATTGTGTTCCAGGGCCTCAAGCTCGGCCTTGTTCTTAGCCATGTAAGCCTTGATGTTGTCCATCGTCAGTGGCATTAGGTTGGACTGGACGAAGTGGTAGTCACCCTCTGGCCCGATGCCGTCCATGCCCAGCTTGGCCCTCATCTCGTTCATCGAGATAGCTCCGTTGTTGAACTCCTTCACAAGGTAGTCAACAGTGTCCTTTGTGTTGGTGGTCAGCAAGGTCTTGTAGTCATATCTGAAATGGTGGTTGACTCTGGACGGGAGGAGCTTGTCCAACGTCTGGCAGATATGGTTGCCCAAAGGCTGGATGCATGAGGTGAGATACTCCTGTTGGAGGGTCTCAAGGGAATCGTACTTGTTGACGGATGTGTTTATCATCTCATACGGCATTGAGAAGCAGAGCAGACAGATTGTCCTCTCCACCATCTCCATGACCTCGGAGAGCTGGGCCTGTACGTTTGAACTCTGGTCCAGGACAGTTGTCTTGGAGTCAGGTATGTTGATCATAGGCTTTCCAGCGTTCTTGGCTCCAAGGACGAACTTGTTCAGAACTGGCATTATCTGGGCATAGAGCTTGTCCATGTCTGCTGGCCTTGAAGGATAGGATGTGCCAAGCTCGATGGAGAGCCTGTCTCCAGGTGAGTTGTTGTGGAAGTAGTTGTTGATGTAGTCATACAGATAGGAACCAAGGTTGATGAGTTCCCGGTATCTGTCCATCGGACTCACACCCCGTGTCCCGTCATAACCCTCACCAAGCATCGGGAAGTGGAGGATGTCGTATTCCGTGTAGTCGATTCCCCTGATTGTGAAGATCTTCTCATGGGATGAGTTCCTCGTCACCTTGACCTCATACGGATTGACAACCTTCATGTCTGCGATTCTTCCGTTGTATCTCCCCAGATAGATGTATCCGTTGCCTTCTTCGAGCATGGAACGGATGAACGCATCCCAGAACAGTGCCGAAGTCTCCTCATATGAAGGGTTCATCAGAAGGTGGTAGAGGTCACTCTGCGTGTCTCTTGCCCTTCCGTTCTTCGTGTCCTTGTAGAGTATGGGTGTGAGTGTGGAGAAAGTCCTTGCTATCTTGTTGATGCAGCTCTTCACTGTCGGGTTGGTCTCTTTTGAGAAGAGGCCAGGATAGTATGTGTTAGAATATGTTGTCGGAAAGATTTCCCTCTTCTCCGTCTTCTTTTTACGATTGAAAAGTCCCATTTATTATTCCTCACAATAATAAGTGTTTGAGACGATTCAATAGTCTATCTTCGCAAGCCTTGAGGTCATGTCTGCCTCTATCTCCTCTGCACTCCTTGTGTCCACATAGCCATTGTCCAGCAACCCTTTGATTCTTCCCAACGCCATCAGGGATGTCATGACTCCATCTATGTGCAATGGGGAGTGTCTGCCACCATGCTTGACTGGCTTTATGTTCCCGTTCGGGTCAACGTAGATGTCTGCGTTCGAGACCATCCACCTCATGACGGGATTGCCGTCCACCAAATCACCACTCACAATGGCAGCTTCGTAGTCCTTTGCCATCGGGGAGATCTCCTTCATCACCTGACGTATCTCAAGAAGTTCACAGTAAGGGCCTATGTCATTTATGAGTTGCCCAGCGTTGTAGGGGTCGAAGCATATCTCTCTGATCTCGAATCTGTTTATTGCATCCTTGACATCATCGAACATGACTCTGTAATCGACTTGCTCCAGATCCGTTGCCTTTATGAACCCTTGCTCGACCCACTTCCACACAAGTGGCGAGTCGGTCTTGCACTTGTCCTGGATCTGGTTCTTCGGGATGTAGTAGTGGTGCTCTGCATAGTACTTCCGACTCGGAATGTGGTACACCATCACCACGAACGAGGTGAAGTCCAGCCTCATCGAAAGGTCAATCGCACCAACGGCAACACAGTCCTTCCTGTCAAGTCCGTAGAGGCTCGGCAAGGTTCGTGCGTTGTCGATGCACTTCTTCCAGTTGTTGAAGCTGATCCATGAGGTCACAGGGGAGATGAACTGGCAAAGCTCCTTTATTCTGAACTCACCCTCAAGTCGGTAGTTCTGCTGGGCCTCGTTGCAGTGTATCTGTAGGGTCTCCAGGTATACACTCACCCCAAGGTTGGGGTTTGCCTTAATCCACTTTGTGGAGTCCTTCCAGTCATCCCCCTTGTCAAGGGTGTAGAGTATTGAAAAGTATGTATCGTCCTCATAGACCCCGTTGAGGATCTTCTCGGATCTCTCGAACTCCTCATGGCCAGCACTCTCCGTGTTGTCACTGCCTGACGTTATCTCGAAGATGAGAGGTTCAGGCCTTGCACCAGTTCCTGACTGGAGCACCTGGATGGTCGAGTAGTCTGGCATTGCTGCGACCTCATCGACAACAACGCATGAGGGGTTCAGACCATCGAAGGTCTTGTACTCGGAGGAC